TCTATTGACAACGGTGTTCCTGCAGCATTTGGTGCTCGTGAAATTATTAACCGTACACAGTTACAGTTAAGAGCACTTGGTGTATCCCTCTTGTCCACAACAACAGGTAACGTTCTTGTACAAGCATTCTTGAACGGTACTCCATTCAATCCACTATCAGCAACTAACTTGCTGTGGACTGATGCGATTAGAGGACAAAGATTTACTCCAAACTCAACTTTTGCTCAGATTGCTGATTACTCAACAATCGCTGCAACAGGTAGCCCTATCATCCTTCAGGGTGGTGAAGTAACAGGAGGTTTCTTAACAAACGCAACAACTACATTGAACTTGTCAGATGTTCGTGACCTAGGAAACTCTATCCTTGGTGGTGGAGGCCCTTATGTAAATAACGGTGTCTACCCAGACGGTCCTGATACTTTGACAATTGTTGTAACTAACATTTCAACAACTGCCCAACAAGTAGTAGGACGTTTAACTTGGACAGAAGCTCAAGCATAACCCTTCAATAAGTCAAGCCGTACCCCATCAGATAACTGGTGGGGTACACTTGTTTTATGAACCTTGTACAAAGAGCCGTAAAACATGGTGGTGAATTAGCCCCGCTAGTTATATCTAAAGGCCTCACATCTGGTACAGGTTTAATGAACCCATCAATCTTTATTGATAATGATGGAGATATTTTAGTTAATTTAAGACACGTTAACTACACTCTTTACCACGCTGAAAATAAACAATTGTTTCCTTCTAGGTGGGGTCCGCTTTCTTATCTACACCCAGAAAAAGATTTAAGACTAGTAACGACTAATTACTTATGCCGTCTTGATGAAAATTTAAACATGATTAACTACGCAAAAGTTGACACCTCATTATTAGACTCAACGCCTATTTGGGAATTCGTAGGAGAAGAAGACTGCAGACTTGTTCAGTGGGATGGCGACTACTACCTAATAGGAGTTAGAAGAGATACTACGACAAACGGCGAAGGTCGTATGGAACTATCTAAAATAGAAATAGATAAAGCAAATTGGAATGTAAAAGAAGTATCTAGATTACGTATTCCAACCCCCGGGGATAACACTTCTTATTGTGAAAAGAACTGGGTTCCTATATTAGATAAGCCTTATCATTTTATTAAATGGTGTTCTCCGGTAGAAGTAGTTAAGGCTCATCCAACAGAAGCTAAATGTGACCAAGTATCTTTTAGACAAAATTTAACTCCCCCATCAGACCAACGTGGTAGCTCTCAGTTAATACGTTGGGGAAATATGTATATATCAATACATCATGAAGTTATATTGTTTAAAAATTACTTAGGACAAAAAGATGGTCTATACTTTCATAGGTTGGCAGTTTGGGATGACCAATTAAATCTGGTAGGGTTATCTCCTAACAAGTTCACATTTCTTGATGGCCGCGTAGAGTTCTGCGTAGGTATGGCAGAATTTCAAGGCGATGTCTTAATTAGCTTTGGGTTCCAAGATAACGCTGCGTTTGTTTTAAGAACCCCTAGAGCAGTTATAGAAGACATGATTTTGGAGGCGTTGACATATGAGTTCAATTGAAGACTTAATTAAAGCTGCCTCTCATGATATGTATAACCCTGCTCTTAATTTTGATATTGCTAAAAAATATGAAGAACTAAATCAAACCGCATCGGCTGTATCTTTCTATTTAAGAACTGCTGAATATGGATATGAATCCCACCCTCTACTTGCTTATAGTTCTTTATTAAAAATGTCTGTATGTTTTGATGACCAAAAAGATAGAACCCACACAGTAAGTAATTGTATTCTTCAAGCTATATCTCATATACCAACTAGACCAGAAGGTTATTTCTTTTTGTCTAGATTTCACGAAAGAGCTGGTGAATGGCAAGAGTGCTATACCTTTGCTCAATTAGGATTGACATTTTCTAAACTAGAAATGGAACCACTACCAGTTGATGTTGGTTATAACGGAGAATACGTTTTATTATTTGAGAAAGCAGTATCTGCTTGGTGGATTGGTCGTAAAGACGAATCAGCAGAAATATTTAAACAACTAGATGCTATGGATATAACTCCTGAATACAAAGCATCAGTTCAGAGTAATTTAGCGAGGATTAATGTTGCTGTTTGATATTGGAGCTAATAGAGGAGATGCTACTTTAGCGGGATTAAAAAAAGGGTACAGAGTAATTGCTTTAGAACCTGCTCCTAAAGTATACGCAGAATTAGTAAAACAATTTATTTATCACCCTTTAATAGTCCCTCTTAGATTTGCCGTATCTGACTCTAATGATGAACTTGTAGAGTTTTATGAATGTGTAGAAGATGGGCTGTCTACTCTTAATAAAGACTGGTTAACTAGTTCTGAATTACCTTATGCTGGTAAAGAATTTAGAACTATAAGAGTGTCTACAATTACCTTAGATAGATTAGTTGAAACTTATGGAAAACCTGATTTAATAAAAATAGATGTAGAAGGCGGTGAGTGGGCTGTGTTTAAAGGTATGACTCAACATCATGGAAACCTTTGTTTTGAATGGACTAAAGAAACAGTTTCTGACCACGTTAACCAATTAAAACATTTACAAAGTTTAGGTTATACCGAATGGGCACCACAATTTATTGTTAATCATTTAGATGAACCTACTATTAACTACATATCTTTAGATAAAGCAGAAGAATTGCCTAAATGGATTGAGGAAAACGCACCTATTTGGGAAGCTGGATTATGGCAAGAAGCAGGCCTTAGACCTACTGCAGATGTTGGGATGATTTGGGTTAGATAGAGGTCAATTAAAAGATAAACTAGTTTAATGCGTGCATATAAACCAGGCGGCCGTTTTGATGCCGATTTTGAGACCGACAGTATTCTCAATGGCTTTAACGATGACTACCAAAGACCTGTAGGAACTCAAGCACTTTGGTATGTATATGACCCCTCTTTATCAACTGTAGACCCTATTTATGACACTGCTGGAACAGACCCAGGTGTTGGTCGTTACTGGAGAGGTCCGTTTGATTTACCCGTATTAAGAGCAGTTATTACTCAAGGTCCAGTGCCAAACTCAGAACGAGGCTTCTACGGTGGAGACTACTTACACTTAACATTGCACGGAGAAGATTTAAATACTATTGCACCAGGTGTTCTTGGTAATCCTGATGTGCAAAATAGAGGTAGAATTATATGGCAGGGACAAGTTTACAGACCGTATAAGGTTCAACAAAAAGGAATTGTTGCCGAACGGTTTACTCTTGTTGTAGTTGACTGTATTCAAATTATGCCTGAAGAAGCAGTTAACGATACTCAATTTTTGGCTTACGCATCTGCTAATGAAGGTTACGATGCAGGAGCTTATAACGAAGATACGTATGGAGACGAATAATGCCAGTTATTAAACCAGTTATTGGCGCTTCTAATTGGGGTACAACTCTTAACACAGCTTTAGATTATTTAGATGCAAAACTTGGAACACAAGGTATACAAGGACGTCAAGGTACACAAGGCATTCAAGGACGCCAAGGTACTCAAGGTTTACAAGGTGGTGGATTTAATCAATCACAAGGTACACAAGGTTTACAAGGTTATCATGGTGCGCAAGGCGCACAAGGAACTTTAGGTATTCAAGGTAATCGTGGTGTACAAGGTATACAAGGACTTCAAGGACAACGTGGTACGCAAGGTACTCAAGGCACAACTGGCATACAAGGAAATCAAGGTACACAAGGTGTGCAAGGTAACCAAGGTTCTAATGCAACTATGCAAGGTGTGCAAGGTGTACAAGGTGCACAAGGCGTACAAGGTATTCAAAGTGCAAGAGGTTTTCAAGGATTTCAAGGTACAACTGGAATACAAGGTGCACAAGGTACAAGAGGTATTCAAGGCATACAAGGTGTGCAAGGACTAGAAGGGTCACAAGGTTTAGGTAACCAAGGCGCACAAGGACTACTTGGAGCACAAGGTGCACAAGGACCAACTGGTTTACAAGGAACAACTGGTGCTCAGGGTATACAAGGAATTACAGGAATTCAAGGATTAACAGGAACACAAGGTTTGCTCGGTACTCAAGGTTCTACAGGTTCTCAGGGTACAAACGTACTAAGTAACAATCAATTAAATATACTTAATAGTACAGCTCCTGTTGCAAGTATTGCTGGAGGAATTTTATATGTAGAGTCAGGAGTCCTGAAATACAGAGGCTCATCTGGAACTGTTTCAACAATAGCTCCAGCGTAGAAAAGGAAATAAATAATGTTAAATCACGCAGCGTTTACTGTAGGCACTAGCCCAGTTTTACTAGTGCATATTGGAGTAAAAGAACCTGTAACCCATGTTACCGTTGTTAACGACGACAACAACTCTATTTATGTTGGTGACGCAGCAGTTAGTTCATCTGGCGCAGACAAAGGCGTTACTGTAAAGAAAGATTCTCAATTCATATTTGAACTTAACGCTAACGATAAGCTATATGCAGTAGCCGCTACCTCTACAGCTGCTAACGCAGTTTCCGTTCTATATTCAACACTCTTCTAATTATGAAAAAATATAAACCTAAAAAAACTGTAGTTTCAGCTGGTAAGAACTCTAAAGAAAACATTGAGACTAACTTAGAACAAATCAAAAGGTCTACTGGCGCAACTCCTAGAAGAAGAAAAGGCGCTATAATAAGAAAACCAATAGCATCAATTAGAAGCAAGGCTAAGGGTATAAATGCCAAAAAAAAGTAAGCCTGTTTGGGAAAAGAAAGACCCAACTGGTAAGGATAAAAAACTGACGCCAAAGCGGAAAGCATCTGCTAAGGCCCGAGCAAAAGCAGCAGGCCGTCCATATCCAAATTTGATTGACAATATGGCAGCCGCTAGGAAGAAGAAGAAATAATGTGTGCAATATGTGGTTGTGGTAAGAAAAAAGGCCAACCAGGATTTGGTAAAGGTCCTAAGAAAAAAGCTGCTAAAAAGGCTGATAAAAAGACTGCTTCAAAAGGCATGTCAGCTAAGCAAAAGAAATTAGATGTAGACAAAGACGGCAAGCTAGAAGGTTCTGACTTTGCTGCCCTACGCGGAAAGAAGAAAAAATAATGTGCGCTACTTGTGGTTGTATGCAACCAAAAAACAAACAC